CCGAGAATAACACTACCATTTGTGTCAGACACAAGTGGAGCACCACACAAACCATTAAAAGTATTAATAGTTAAATTCTTATACATTCCACCTTTAAAAGACTTGTGAGTGGTTACAATACTTGGGGAAGTCATCCCCCGAGCTACAATCATCTCTCCATCTTTCTGTCGCCAATGCATAACAAAAGGAACATCTGGCATATCACCAATGGGAAAATAATTTACAATGTTATTAAATGATCCGCCAGTTGACACATAACAAACTCTCAAATCTGAATCAGGAATGAGATGAGAGGCAGACTTACAAAGTCTTGCCGCAAATTTGCCACCACTAGCTTCTGGATTGCGTTTACGAAAAGTACAATTCAAAACATCACCATACTGTTCAAAATAATGATCCGGAACTAACATAACATTAGAACTTAACATAAGACCATTTACCATAGCGTTTCCATCTTTAATGTGAATGGATCCATACACTAAACATTTCTTTACAACATTACTCAACTGTTCAGTTGACATTCGTTTAGAAGTGGCAGTAATTGGAAGATCACGTGGAACAACTTGTGTCCAAACATTTACTTCACCATCTCTAGCTTGCACCTCTTCCTTTGTTTTAGGTTCCAAAGACCCGTGAGGATCTTCGGCCCGATATGCGCGATACGCTCTAGCCAAACCATATAACGCGGCAATTCCGATTGAAATTCCACAAATGTATTTAGCATATTTATCTCGGTGTTGTCTAAGCATTGGAGCAATCTCCATATTTCTCTTTTTAAGATCTTCATATAGATTCTTTTCTACGCGTTCGACTAAATTACGCAAACGAAAAACTATTTCAAAGAGAAGAATGAATGTGCAATTTATAGCAGTTTGAGTTGAAAATGCATAAAAACAAAATAAAATCATGAAAATGAATGTGCAACATGCACGCATCATTTCAGATCTATAATCGCTCTTAAGACGCTCGGCATACATCCATTTCAATACGCTAGGAGCATCCTTATGATCTAATATAGGAGCTGGAACAATTTTAATCCAATCCCATTTATCAAGAAAATTCATTCCTTGCTCATACAGGAGATTAGATGCATCTTTGTCAAGACGGTCGTACAAAGTATCAACTTTTCTATATTTGCTCGAAGCATACCAAAGTTTCCAAAACGATTTCACAGTTTCTCTACCAAATTGAGGTTCAATATGATTAGGACAATTTCCTTTCAAATGCTTACAATTTTTATCATGTGGGCAAAGCTGAATATCTACTTCTCGTAACTTCATTCCTTCTAATATTGATGCTTGGTTCAATAAATGAGTATCAAAATCATCAATAGCCCATTGAATACACTCAGCCATGGAAACATCTTTCATCACCTTGCCTTTATATGTAATAGGTTTATATCCTGCTACAACTGTAAGTTCAACCGGTTTTACGGCACGTTCAATGGTGACAGTCCAAATATCGTCAAACATTGGGGGATTATAATTTCCCTCAGCATCTGTATAATGCTTCCGGACTAAAGCGGAATCAACACCACAAGGTATATCATCTTGAATACGTTGAAATTCGGGTTTTGCCTTCACTGTGATGCACACAAGACGACGTTGAATAGAGTATGGACAATTGGAATACAAACCAGCATCCAAAGTCTTTCTATTAGTCGTTGCGACTGCAATACAAGGTTCTACAAAACATTTTCCTTTAGCCTCAAGTTCAGCTTTAGGTGCATAATACATTTGATTATTAATAACATCAATGATTGCTCTTGTCGGTGGTTTCTCAACAAAATTCGACTTATCGTTCGAAATGTCATCAAAAATCATAACTAATTTATCAGTGGTCCAATTGGACATGAATTTATCACCTGCATTATATGCACAACGATACTCTTTGCTAGTAGGCATACCTTGACTTGCAAGAACAGCGTCAACAAGCTGATCTCCAAACATGGTTTTACCTTGACTACTCTCTCCAAAAAGTTCAATAGCCCAAGGGGCAGCGCGAACTCCTGATGAGATTTTCATAGCAACAAAATCATTCTGCACAATCAAAATCTTTTGGTACTTGTCCATAACTAATTTCTTCTCAGGCCCTCGTAAAGACTGAGATAAATTTAAAAGAGATGTGGACAACCTATTTAGGCGTTTCTCAAATTCTTGATCTGTTACTTCTGCAAATTTCTTAAGATTACCATTCTTAACTAAATCATACCATGCCATGACCTGAGCGAACTCTTGGTCAAGCTCCATGGCAGTCCTATCATTGACAAGCAATGGTCTCAATGACCCTGATTGATAACACAAATAGGCACCTTCAGTAAAGAATATGACTGTCTCAAAAAGAGCATCTGCAATATCAAATGCAGACATGTGTTTTTCGATAAGATCTGGTGAAAAGACTTTAAATTGGCCAAGATTGAATTCGAGTGACGACACATCACACAAACCAATCATGACGAGACATCCAAGAAGTTTTGAAACTTGATTAAATGCTCTATTAGATTTACACAATTTCCAATTTTGGCGGACATCACGAAGACAATCCAACCAATCTGGAGTTGCGCTTGATTGTGGTGAAACAAGAAGTTCTTCAACAAATCCTTTCACTGTTTTAAAAAGTGATCTTGTGGTACGACCTTGGGCCCAAGTCAAAACTGACGTAATGACACCCAATGGTGTACTTTGTTGTGAAAGATTTACTAGAAGAAGAATAACTCCTTCTAGTTCTCTTAAAACCTTGTCTGGAATATCAATATTGGCAAATTTTGCCAAAGCGTCAATCGAAAATGACGCTGCTGAAATAGTCTCCAAGCCAAAATGTGGCTGATAAGACTCTTCGGAAATAATATCCAATTCAGGAAGAGTTTCAAACTCTTGTTTCCATTTTTGCGAATTTTTCCAAACCTTATTATTTTTAAAAGGTCTGCGAGCTGCTTCGCGCTCGTTATGTTTTTTGCGTTGAAACTTAATTCGTCGCGTCTCCTTTGCGGAGAATGGGTCCATTTTTTCTTTTAAAATAAAACCCATCTTGTCAATATTACCACCAATAATTCGTTTATTTTCTGTATGTAACTTTTTTCTCATGAAGGGTGGTTTATTGTTATTGATAGAACGGGGAACTTTCTTAACCCTATTCTTCAAATTCGGTCATATAGTGTTCTACAAGCAATAAAGTATATAATGATCAGGACATCGGATTTATCCATTCGGTACCGGCCTACACACATATACAATACTGAAATTTATTACGTTATTTTTCAAAATAATGAAAATGCTTATATCTTATAAAATAAGAGCTGAAAAGGAATTGACTGAAACCTTATTCAGTGAGCTTCATGCGCTCTAAAACAAATGCAAAATAATGAAATTAAAATCGACTTAAATTAGTAACCAGGTATAGTTCTACATCTCAAAAGAGAAGAATCAATCTAATTTATGTTTAAAAGGACAAAACAAAAGTTGGGTGGTAGCCCAACATAATATTCCTTGCTATAATAACAAGACACGGACTTAGACACTACAATGTGTCTGCACCGTCGTTGCGGTTTCCAAAAACAAATAGGGGTGATCGCTAGTTTAGCACGATCGATACTTAGAATAAAATTTTTGAGTAGAAGATCAATAAGACGTAGTAGTCAAGAAAGGCATATATAATGCCTTAAATGACGCTATAGTCTTAAAGGGCAATTAACTG